ATGAAGCACCGGTATCTGCAGATGTCAAACGGTGTTGAGCTGGTAGGTGACACCACACTGACTGCAAGACTCTATGCAAGGCAGTTATGCGGTCAGTACAGCAAGGATAAGCTGTCAGCAGTGGCTGACCTGATCGACTCCACAGAAGACCGGCTGATCATATTTTACAACTTTACTGCTGAGATGGAAATGCTCCGGAAGCTGTGCGGTGACAGGCCGGTGTCCATAGTGAACGGATCCACCAAGGACCTGAGGGCATATGAGGAGCATTCAGACAGCATCACACTGATCCAGTACCAGGCAGGAGCACATGGACTGAATCTGCAGAAGGCCAGAAGGATCATCTACTACACACTTCCGGAAAGCTCAGAGCTGTTTGAGCAGTCCAGGAAGAGGATCCACAGGATAGGTCAAGATCAGACCTGCTTTTATTACATAGCAGTCTGCAAGGGATCCATTGAGGAGAAGATACTGCAGGCACTAAAGATGAGGAGGGACTATACCAATGCGCTCTTTGAAGAAGACTTTGAATAAGATCCGGGTGATGGTGGTGAAGGTGATCACGGTGATCATGGCACTGATCCTGGTGATGTGCATGGACACGTTTGACGCTGACATGCGTGTGTGGCTTCCTCTGACACTCGTGTCATTGACATGGACCATCCTGGTGATGGTAGCAAACGGAGTGTTCGACAGATGGGAATAATGATAACAGTGCTGCTGCTTTTGAGCGTGGCAACCATATTGATGTACGCCTGTCTGGTGAAGGCCTCCAGTACATACAGCCGAGCCGGTGAAGAGGAGGCACTTGAGATGGCAGCGGAAAAGGAATTTGAGAACAAGGTGAAAGCATTCCTCAAGGAGCAGGGGTGCTGGTATGTCAAGTACTGGGGTGGCGGAGGATACACCAGAGCAGGTGTGCCGGATCTGCTGATCTGTTGCAACGGTCACTTCCTTGGTGTGGAGCTGAAAGCACCAACAGGAAGGCCGTCAGAACTGCAGAAGGTGGAGTTGAGACGGATCAAGGAGGCCGGTGGACTCGGAATCCTCCTGTACCCGGAAGGATTTGAAAAGTTTAAGAAGCTGATCATAGCGTTAAAGGAGGGATCAAATGCTTACTATTGAAGAATCAAAGGCCTATGTGATCAAGAATCTGAAGGCCACCAAGAGACCTGGAATGAATAAGCTGCTGGCATACATGGAAGAGATTGGCTTCTTTACTGCTCCGGCATCCGGAGGTAATCATCTCTGCTGTGAAGGTGGACTGGTGGTCCACACTGCCAATGTCATGATGCTGGCTGAGAAGTTTGGAAAGATGCTGTTTGGCCAGAATTACAAGGAGTACAGGAACAGTCTCCGGATTGCAGCAGGACTCCATGATCTTGGCAAATGCGGAAGAGAAGGCATGCCTTATTATGCTGAGAATCTGGTGAAGGATGGCCGGCCTACCAAAGCGGATCCTGTCCAGAGATACAAAAGGTCTGACAGCAAGCCTTACAGCATCAATAAGGATCTGTGCCACATTGACCATCCGCTCAGATCAGTGGAGCTGGCTGCCAGATATATTGACCTGACAGAGGAAGAGGAGCATGCAATTTTCTATCATGATGGCATGTATGGATCACTGGCCTATGACCTGAAGGGACATGAGGAGCCACTGCAGACCTGCCTGCATTTTGCAGACTACTGGTCAGCACAGTTCATTGAAGGCAAGGAACTGCCTATTAAGGAGGAAGACTGATGGATATTAATGAGAAACTGCTGAAGATCCAGCTGGAACTGAAGGTGCCAAAGAGTGCCAATAACAAATTTGGTGGATACAAGTACAGGACAGTGGACATGATCCTGGAAAAGGTCAAGCCACTGGCAGACAAGAACAGGGCAGTGCTGATCCTCCATGATGACCTGGTGCAGATCGGTGACCGGTACTATGTAAAGGCCACTGCATCCCTGCTGGATCTGGAGTCAGACAAATACATTGCTGTCTCTGCATGGGCAAGGGAACAGCTGGAGAGGAAAAAATCAGATGAGAGTCAGCTGACAGGAGCTGCTTCCACATATGCAAGGAAGTATGCACTCAATGGCCTCTTCCTCCTGGATGATACAGCAGATCCGGACTCTTATGCCGGTGCACCTGAGGATGATGATCCTGCTGAGCTGGACAGACAGGAGGCTGAAGAGCAGGAGAAGAAAGAAGAGGAGCCGGCTAGGAGGAGGCCGAGATCCAGAAAGAAGAGAGAGGAGTCCATTGAGGATTATGTAAATCCTCCGGAGACTCCGGATGGATCTGAAGAGCTTCCATTCTCTGAGGAAGACAAGAAGCTGACAGAGGATAAGTACTACTTCATTGAGAAGGATGGCAACTACATCATGAAGCATGCAGGTGAATATCCTCCGGAAGGTGGTAAGGAGATCACCAAGGATGAATTTGTGAAGGGATCCGCTGAGATCGCAACAGGCAAGAAACGCACCAGAAGAGTGAGAAAGGCAAGGGACTAATATGAGCAAACTTAGTGAAAAGTACGGCAAGAAGGTAAGCGCAAAGGAGGCACAGGCCATCCAGAAGGCCATGGATGAGCAGAAGGAGAGCAGGAACAGATACAAGGAAGTGCCTGCAGGTGAGTATCATGTGGTGGTGGATAAGCTGGAGCTGGGAGAGACATCCTGGGGTGATGCACAGATCACACTGTGGTTCAAAATCACAGATGGTGAATTCAAGAACAGCAGGATTTTTTACAATGGCAGCTTTGATGAGCACTTTGAGCATGGTATCAATTCTACTGCCATCCTCCTGGCTGATCTGCTGGATGATGAGGATCTGACATCTGCTCAGATCGCAGTGATCCTTAGCAAGTTTGATGATGACCAGTCAGTGGTGGAGGATTTCCTGGCAGATGCTGCAGAGATCGTGGAGGAGCTGTCCTATGATCTCAACTACACCACAACTGTCAGCAAGAAGACAAACAGCAAAGGACAGCACTATACCAATCACACTTGGGAGATCCTTGGCGTATATGAAGGATGACTGAGCACAGAGATCACAGTGCCGGAAAGTCCGGTGCTGTGATCCATACCAGGAAAGGAGCATAGAATGCCTAATTGGATAGAAGGATCATTAAGACTGAGAGGAACAGCTGATAATCTTGAGCGTTTCTTCAGAGAAGGGTTTGATTCTGTATCTTACTTTGGTGAGACAAGACCTAATCCTGTTAAGGTAAACAGATATGAAAATGAGTTGGTTGTCATGAGTGAAGATATTGCATGGATCAAAAATACAAGAAGAGCCTTTGTAGACAGTCTGTGTCTTGATGCTGAATTACCTGAAGATCCAGAAGAGATCAAGACAGTAGCCATCCCAGTAAAACAAGCGTGGCGTTTTGATACAGATGACTGGAGACAGATTTCAACTACATTTCATATTGACCTGAGACTGTATGGATTTGAGCAGGGAGCTGAGTTTGAGCAAGAGATTGAGATCATAAATGGTGAAGTCACCATAGATCATGAGATTGAATATGATGACTATGTATGGGAGTCAAAAATGCCAATCCTAGGAGGATGAAATGGTCTTCTATGACTATGAAGTGTTCAAATATGACTGGCTGGTAGTCCTGACAGATCTCACTGCTGATCATGAGATAGAGACAGTGATCCACAATGACCAGGATCATCTGCAGAAATATCTTGATGATCATGCCTATGACATCTGGGTGGGATACAACAGTCGGCACTATGACCGGTGGATCCAGAAGGCTATCCTGTCCGGACTGGATGCTAAAGAGATGAATGACTGGATCATAGTGAAAAAGAATGAGCCATGGCAATTCTCTACACTGCTCCGAGATATACAGTTTAACAATTATGATGTAATGCCTAATCCTCCTGTAGGCCTGAAGGCCTTGGAGGGATTCATGGGACACAACATCAAAGAGACATCAGTATCTTTTGACATTAACCGGAAGCTGACCAAGGAAGAGATCCAGCAGACCATCTTTTACTGCAGGCATGATGTGCATGAGACCATTGAAGTCTTCTTCCACAGATATGCAGAGTTTGAAGCTCAGCTTGGTATTGTGAATGCCTTCGGACTGGATCTCTCCTGTATTGGTGATACAGAGGCAAGGATCACTGCAAAGGTACTGGAGTGCAGGAAGCAGGAATACACAGATGAGTTTGATTACTTCTTCCTCCCCTGCATCCGGCTGAAGAAGTACAGATATGTCATGGACTGGTTTCAGTCACTGAAGAAGACTGCACCACAGGATCCTGACCACAGCAGGGCCTATGATCTGAAGAGGAGAGCATGGTACAGCCAGGAACTGATCACAGAGGTGGCCGGTGTGCCTCATAAGTTTGGCTTTGGCGGCCTTCATGGTGCTATAGGCATCATCAAGATCAAGAAGAACGGAGACAAGGACATTGAGAACACACCAGTGCACATGACAGGACTCCTGCTCCATGTTGATGTGGGATCCTACTATCCTTCCATGCTGATTGCACATGGACTGATCACAAGATCAGCCAGGAATGACAACTACAAGAAGGTCTATGACACCAGAATGGCACTGAAGAAGGCAGGCAAGAAGAAGGAGCAGGCACCATACAAGAAGCTGCTCAATGCACTGTCAGGAGCCATGAAGGATAAGACCAATCCGGCCTATGATCCCAGGAACAATAACTGCATGTGCATCAATGGTCAGCTGATGCTGCTGGATCTGATAGAGCATCTGGAAGTGGTAGAGGGATTTGAGCTGATCCAGTCAAATACTGATGGCCTGATCATCCGGATCCCGGACACTGATGAGGCTTTTGACCAGGTGGATGACATCTGCTGGGAATGGGAGCAGAGGTGCAGCACAGAGCTGTGCAGCATCCTCCTGGGACTGGATGTGATCAGTGAGATCTATCAGAAGGATGTTAATAACTATCTGTGGATAGATGAGGATGGCAAGGTGGAGAGGAAGGGTGACTACCTGAAGGAGCTGTCACCAATAGACTACAATCTGCCAATACTCAATACAGCTCTGGTGGAGTACATGGTGCACAAGACTCCGGTGGAGGAGACCATCAATAAGTGTGACCGGCTGATTGAGTTCCAGTCCATTGTAAAACTCTCAGATGCCTATGACTATGTGGAGCGTGAACATGGTACGTCTTACCATGAGCAGAAGTATGACAAGAAGGGCAAGAAGGCCGGCAAGAAACTAGTATACAGTGAACGGCAGCGGTCCTACAACAAAGCCTACCGGGTCTTTGCCAGCAAAGATCCAAAGGATGGCAGGCTCCTGAAGTGCCGGACGCTGACAGATGGAACCTACCAGGAAGCCAAGTTTGGCAAGACACCGGATAAGTGCTTTGTCGTCAATGATGACATCACGGACGCAAAGTGTCCGGAGAAGCTGGACAGGCAATGGTACATAGACTACGCAAAGAGAAGATTGGAGGGATTTGGAATTGGCCAGTAAAGACACTAAGAAGATGATCCTGAAGTATGGCAAGTGCACTGCATATGATGCCAAAGGAAGGACCACAGCAGCCACTGCACTGTGTGCCGGATGTGGCAAGGAGATCAAGTCAGAGGAGGATCTGACAGATGTGCACTTCTCATTGACCAAGCGCAAGACCTGTGTCTTCTGGCATGAGAAGTGCGGAAAGAATGTATGGAGCAGTCTTATCTATGTGGAAAGGAAATGACAGAGTATTTAAGACATATGTTAAAGGAAAGTCATCCGGATCCGGCAAGAGGCCTGCAGAAAAGGTTAAGGACAGAGACCATATATCTGACTATGAAGAGGTAGAGAGTTGTGACTGCTTTGGTGGGATCCTCAATCCTGGGATCATTGACATCAGCTTTGATGACAAGGGCATGTATAAGGCATTCCTGCAGATGGCTGAAGACAATGAGTGGAAGTGCTTAGCACTTCCATCCACCAAAGGTGGCCACACCTACTGGAGGTGCACAAGGAGGTACCTGAAGTCAGGAGCTGACAAGAAGCTGGCAGTGGGACTGGTTGGAGACATCCACAGCGGATCTACATACATCCCACTGAAGGTGCATGGTGTGGAAAGGTTTCCTCCGGACTATGACATCTTTGAGGATGAAGACTACCAGGAAGTGCCGGAAGAACTGCTGCCAGTAGGCACCACAGTGAATCTGTGGCAGATGCAGGATGGTGAAGGAAGGAATCAGGAGATCTTCCGGTACATACAGAGACTGCAGGCAGCCTATCACTTCTCCCAGGAGGTGATCACAAGGATCCTTAACAATGCCAATGAATATGTACTTGCAGATCCGCTGGCACTGTCTGAGCTGGATACCATCACAAGGGATGAGGCTTTTGAAAAGCCGGTCTTCTTCAATGGGAAAACATTCCTATTTGATGAGTTTGCAGTGTGGCTGATGCAGGAGCACCATGTGGTGACCATCTCCGGACAGCTCCACATCTACAAGGATGGAGTGTACGTACCAGGAGCTGCCTACATTGAGCGAACCATGATTGAGGAGATCCCTAATCTCCGGAAGGCTCAGAGGAAGGAAGTACTGGAGTACATGATCCTGAAGGCCGATAAGGTGAAGATGGCAGATGCCAGATACATTGCCTTCAAAAATGGAGTGCTGGACATAGTGGATAAGAAGATGCTGCCATTCAGTCCGGACAGATATGTCACCAATCAGATCCCATGGGACTACATCCCTGCTGCCTACGATGAGACAGCTGACAAGATGCTGAATAACATTGCATGCAAGGATCCGGATGTCAGAGCACTCCTAGAGGAATGTATTGGATACTGCTTCTTTAGGAGAAATGAGCTGAGGAAAGCCTTTATCCTCACCGGAGGCAAGAGAGGTGGCAAGTCCACATATCTTGACTGCATCAAAGCCATTCTTGGCAATGAGAATGTGTCCAGCCTGGACCTGAAGGAGGTAGGAGACAGATTCAGCACTGCCATGATGGCCGGCAAGCTGGCCAACATCGGTGATGACATCTCAGATGATTTCCTCATGGGATCCCAGGTAGCCATGTTCAAAAAGGTAGTGGCAGGCAACCGGATCAAGGCTGAGCGCAAAGGATATGATCCTTTTGACTTTGATCCTTATGTGAAGCTCCTCTTTTCTGCCAATGAGATACCAAGGATGAGAGACAGAGGGAATGCGGTCCTGGACAGACTAATCATAATTCCATTCAATGCTGTCTTTGACAAGAGGGATCCGGACTATGATCCCTTCCTGAAGTACAAAGTGGTGGAACAGAAGTCAGTCCAGTACATGATCAGACTGGGAGTGGAAGGACTGGACAGAGTGCTGCACAAGGCAGGATTCACTCAGGCAGCAGTAGTGAAGCAGAGGATGCAGGAATATGAGGAAGAGAACAATCCTATGCTGGCCTTCCTGAAGGATACAGATGTGGATGCTGAGATCATCAATGAGCCTACTGGTGATGTGTACAGGAAGTACACGGTATTCTGCCAGGAGAATGGACTGAGTGCCATAGGCAAGACGGTGTTCTCAAGGCAGTTATGCTCCATGCTGAACCTGGAGTCAGTACAGAGGAAGGTCAACGGCAAGAACACAAGGATTTATTTGAGACAATAAAAAGCGGAACCGGTGTAGATTGGGAGTCTGGTACCGGTTCCTTGGGTGATGTCGGGTCTATTATACCATATACCCGGCAGAATAGGAGGGTGTATGAAGGATAATCTGATCCGTGATATTGAACTTAAACTGAGTGCATCCTGTCCGGAAATAGACAGAGAAAAAGTACTGAGATGTGTGATCGCATGTCTTGATGACTATGATGTGACAGCCAGAGAGACCGGTCTGACCGTCAGATATGAAGACATCAATGAAAAGATCCTGAAACGGTACGTGGCATGCAGCCGGATCGATGGCAAGTCAGAGAAAACAGTACGGCAGTATATCTGGATCTGTAACAGACTGAGCACCTTCCTGAAGAAACCGTACACCGATATGTCCGCCAATGACATCAGGTACTTTTTAGCAGAACAGAAGGCACAAGGTATTCAGAGTGTAACTGTTGAAAATTACAGAGCATTTATTTCTGCTTTCTTCCACTGGATGACGGTAGAAGAGATCATACCGAAGAATCCGACAGTCAAGGTCAAACCTATCAAGTGTGAGATCAAAGAGAAACTACCTTACTCCAGTGTTGAGATAGACAAGATAAGGAGTGCATGTGACTCCCTGAAAAGGAGAGCAATGGTAGAAGTGCTCCTGTCTTCCGGAGTACGGTGTAATGAGCTGGTTGGACTGGACATCTCAGATGTTGACCTCCGGAACCGGACCATTCTTGTCCGCAATGGTAAAGGAGGAAAGAGCAGAAGAACATATATCTCAGAAGTGGCAGCGGAGTACCTTGGGCGTTACTTGTCCACACGCAAAGATTCTGATGTTGAATTATTCAGAACACAGCAATGTGAACGGTATTCGTGTTCAGGTGTCCAGGACATGATGAGAAGGCTCGGAAAGCGGGCAGGGATCACCGATGTGCATCCGCACAGATTCCGGAGAACCTTTGCTACCAGTCTGTACAGGAAAGGTATGGACACCCATGAGATCCAGAAGCTCATGGGACACAGCAAAATACAGACAACACTGACCTATATCTATACTGATGACAGTCAGATCAGGAGTGCTTATGAGAGATATGCAGCATAAGAAAGGAGGCAATGAATGAAGGGACTGGTGGATAAAGGCAGGATAGCGGATCTGATCTATGAGAAGGCAGAATACTGCTCTGAGGATGGTGAGGAGCTGCTGAATGGCCTGATCAAGGACATTGATGACCTGCCTGCAGAGAACATGATTGAGTACAAGGAGGGACACTGGATCAAGGAAGGCACCACAATGGTCTGTGATAAGTGTGGCAATGAATTCCAGATCAAGGTGAGAGGTATCTGCAATCTGGACAGGTATGACTGGTGTCCCTGCTGTGGGGCCTACATGAAAGGAGGATATGCTGAATATGTCAAAGCACCACATAACAGCTTATCAGAAGGCATACAGGAGGATTGAGGAAGAAGGCAGAAAGCAGTGCTTCCTCCTCTACAGTGCCACTGGTCTTGCACTGTGGAGGTATTACGGAAAGAAGCAGCAGGCCATCACCAACTTCTTCATTCTGAGCAGGGAAATATGGCTGGACTGTGCAAAGGACCATGATCACAGCATGATAGCAATGTGTGAAGAGGAGACCGGTATTGAGATCCAGAATGGCAATGGAGTGAGCTGGAAGGATGTTGCCTATCTCAATGGCAAGGATCCTGGGCCTATGTCTTATGAGCAGTGGACCTACATGAGGCAGCAGCAGGTCAAGTGGGTGGCTCCTCAGATCATGGCCTGCCTGATGCTGACCATGCACCGGAAGTATGGATTTGGTTATGACAGGTGTGCAAGGATGTACCAGCAGATCCAGGAGATTGAAGCTGAATTCCGGATGGATCCAAAGAAGATTCGGAAAGCCTGCTATGAAGAGACAGGTATTGATGTAGCAGTAATAGTGACCACAGGAGAGAGGAATGAATAAGGATACTGTATACAGACAGGCAGCGATTGATGCGCTTGACGAACAGATTGAGCAGTGCGACAAGTCACTCAGTTCGTTTGACATCTCAATGAAGGATGAGTTTGCAGTAAAAGGGGAAAGAGCGTCGCTTG